ATTTGCGAAACTACATGTGTATGTAGTATAGATTAATTTGTTTTTGTAAAGGGTATGTATTTATATACAAATATATCGTTTACGATACGGTATTGTATTTAGACAAATCACATCTTTACGTTTCATAATAAACGTACCCTAATACATTAATATAATGGTAAACCAAGATTTATTCAAGCAAGCTATTGCTGAAGCTAAATCTGTTCGTGAAGCTGCCATTGCTAACGCAAAAGAAGCCTTAGAAGAAACAATTACGCCGCACCTGAAGGACCTCCTTGCTGCAAAACTGCAGGAAATGGAAGCTCAGGATGAAGCAGCGGAAGTTGTTAACGAAGAGGAAGAAATTGAAGAAGCTAAGCACGAAGACGATATGGACGAGGGCAAAAAAGACGACGAAGAAACTATGGAAGAAGAAGTAGTATCTGAAGAAGATGCTGTAGAAGAAGAAGTAGTATCTGAAGAAGAAGTCGACGAAGCTCAAGGAAATGTTGACGCTCACGAAGAGAATCCTCATGACCAACTCGAAGAAGAGGAAGTCACCGAGGAAGAAGAAGCTGTAGCTGAAGCTGATGACGACGAAAAAGCTGAGGATGAATCAGAAGAATCTGATGACGAGGCAAACGGCGAAGAAGAAGCCGAAGAAGAAGTTGAAGTCAAAGACATGGAAGTTGAAGATCTTAAAGACATGATCCGTGATATTATCTCTCAGGAGATGGGACACGGTGAAGAGGAAGATCTTGGAATGGACATGGACATGGATGCTGAAGAGCAGCCTGCCGATATGGTTAGCGCTGAAGACGAAGAAATCGACCTTGATGAACTTTTGAAAGAGCTGGAAGGCTTAGCCGAAGGTGAAAAAGAGGACGAAATGGATGAAGCTGCTGAAGACTCTGTAGATGAAGCTAAAGAGGAAGAAGTAGACGAATCTGTTAACCCGCTTCAGGCTGAACTTGATGCAGCAACTGCTACGATTCAAGAACTGACGAACAACTTATCTGAAGTTAATCTTCTTAACGCTAAGTTGCTTTACCTTAACAAAATCTTTAGAAACAATAACCTTACTGAATCGCAGAAAGTAAATGTAATTGCTGCTTTCGATAAGGCCGAGTCTGCTAAAGAAGTTAAGTTAGTATTCGAAACTCTCAAAGAGAGCATCGTTGCTAAGAAACAAGAAACAATTAAAGAAAGCAAGGGCTTTGCCTCTAAGGCTGCCGGCAACTCTACTAAAGGTGAGATCATCAATGAAGTGAGTGACCAGGTACGTCGTATGCAGAAACTTGCTGGTATCATCCGATAACTTTTACCCAAATAATACAATGGAATTAAATACTCTTTTAGAGAGCGCAAATTCTTATAAGTCGCTTCAGGCCGACGCTGCTCGTCTTGCAGACAAGTGGACGCAGTCTGGACTTCTTGAAGGAATGAGCTCTGACATCGAAAAAAATAACATGGCTATGATTCTTGAGAATCAGGCTAAGCAAATCGTTGCTGAACAGTCTTCGACTGGTACTGGCGGTACCTTCTCCGCTGGCCAGGGTGAGCAGTGGGCTGGCGTTGCTCTTCCGTTAGTACGGAAAGTATTCGCTCAGATCGCAGCTAAAGACTTTGTTTCTGTACAGCCTATGAACCTTCCTTCAGGTCTGGTATTCTACCTTGACTTTAAGTACGGTACGGCGGTTAACGGACGCACTGTTGGTGAGAACATGTACGGTAACGTATCTACCGCTAACAGCAAAATTGGTGTTGACGTAGATCCTTCTGGCGGTCTTTATGGCGCCGGTCAGTTTGGCTACTCGATCAACTCTGCTTCTGCTGCCCTGCAGGTAGACGTAGTTGCAGCTACATCCGCTTCGATTGGATACGACGATACTGTACTTCCTTCCGACTTTGGTACGTTTACTGTCGACTTAACTGGTACAGAGTTCGATACAGAGGGCGTTCGCGCTTTCAGAATTTTCTCCGCATCTGTTGACGTTACTACTAACCCTGAACTGACCACAGTTTCTGGCAACAACGTAACGTTTGTAGTTGCTAAATCTGCTACCACTGATGATGCTAGAATCACCGGCTCGGTACTCTACCACAAACAACCTGCTGACAACAGCCGTGGCGACTTCGAAGACTCTCCTGCTGGTTCAATCTCGATCCCTGAGATCAATGTTGAGCTTGCTTCTGAGGCTATCGTTGCTAAGACACGTAAGTTGAAAGCACAGTGGACTCCTGAATTCGCACAGGATCTTAATGCATACCACTCAATCGACGCTGAAGCTGAATTGACTTCGCTTCTTTCTGAGTACATTTCAATGGAGATCGACCTCGAACTTCTTGACATGCTTATTCAGGATGCACGTACGACTGAGAAATGGTCTGCAGAGAACAACAAAGTATGGAATGGAAGTGCCTGGGATACTACGACTTCTGACTTCTACAACACGCAGGGTCAGTGGTTCCAGACTTTAGGTACCAAAATCCAGAAAGTATCTAACAAGATCCATCAGAAAACCCTTCGTGGTGGTGCAAACTTCTTAGTTTGTTCTCCAACAGTTGCTACTATCCTTGAGTCGATTCCTGGATACGCTGCTGATACGAATGGTGACAAAGAGCAGTTCGCAATGGGTGTACAGAAAGTTGGTCAGCTTAACAGCCGTTACCAGGTTTACAAAAACCCATACATGACTGAGAATACGATTCTTCTCGGCTACCGTGGATCGCAGTTCCTCGA